ACTGCATCCCATTTTTTCACCTTCTTCTTCCGCCGCCGCCGCCGTGCGATTTTCCTCCGCCTGCTTTAAAGCCTGATGTTTTATCTTCGCTTAACCAGTTTTTAAATTCTCCGTTTGGTATGTCCATCCATTTTGACCCATAGCTTTGCGTACTGCCTCCTGTGCTGTATCCGCTTGAGTCTGTTTTTGACCAGCTTTTTGTTTTGCTCCATCCCGGTAATGGCTGCTGTGGTGTTGGCATTCCACTTGATTGTGTTCCTACACTTGGCGCGCTGATACTCTGTGCGCTTACTGTTCCTTGTGCACTGCTTGGCGTGCTTGCTCCGCCTTGCGTGTATGCAAGGATTGGGTTTATTCCTGCTGCTCTCATGTCTTTTACGGCTCTTTGATAGGCCGTATTGCTCATTTTTTCTGACCAGTCTCTAGCTTTTTGCGCTTCTGCTGAGTTGTAGTTCATGGCTGCATCTTGTGAGATTTTGTTATATACGCCCTGTGTAATTGCTCCTAAGGTGTTTAAGCCCATCGCATAGATGCTGTTTTTTGCGTTCTGTGTTGCTTGTGCGCTTTGTCCTGCAAGTGCTTGATTCCATAGATTGGTGTTCATTGCTTGTGCTGCGTTGTAGTCTACGCCGCTTGCACCTGTGCTTGCGCTTTCTCCATGGCTGACGTTTCCGCTTTGATTCCAGCTTGTCCCGCCGCCTGACATGCCTTTAAATGCATTTGCCAGTTGTGCACCACTTGATACAAGCCCGCTTACTGCGCTGATACCGCCTGTAATCATTGGTATTGCTGATAATAGTGAAAATGCCATTTTAAAAATTGCCCGGATTTCTCCGGGCTTCTCCTTTCTTTACAGTTTTTCGAGACCCGGCACGCTGTAAAGCGGCATCGGTCTGGTTGTATTGTTTTGAATTAGAAAATCTGCAATAAACTGCGGCTCGTCCTGTACTGCAAGAGTACGCTGAATTTCTTGCTTTCCTTCCTTAATCCATTCGTCTGACAGATATGGCCGCTTGTCGTAGTTGTCAGCATAGTGCCACGTGTCCAATGTGCCTGTTGCGTTTGAGCGGAATTTGCCCGCTACTCTGTTAGGCTTCATTCTGTATTCGCTCCATGCCTCTTGGTAACCAAACACTTCTTCTGTATTTGCTTTTGTGAGTTCTTTTCCCGTATAGATTTCTTTGACTTTTACAGGCTGCTCGCCCAGATTTGCGAACTGTGGATAGTAGTAGTCTAGTGCGTCCTGTCTGCTCCACATTCTTTCGATACCCTGCTGATACGTGTGGTCGTGTCTTACGCAGCATACACCGATGATGAACCCGTGTTCCTCGAACGATTTTGTAAAGCTGTTTTCATTGAATGGTGTTACACTGATTGCAGCCGTGTTGCCCTGCGGACTGTCTGCCGTTGTGCTACTCGTCTGTACAACCTGAGACATATTGATGGGATAACGACCGCCGCCCAGATATTCAGGAATCTGCACCGTTTTATCTGAAATAAGCGTTCCAAACACGCTGCGAATAATTTCTCTGTATCGACTGCCGCCACGTGCAAGTGCTTCGTAGTAGTGCTGTATTGCAAATGCTTCTCGCAGTTGGTTTACTGTTGCTGCTTCTACATTGTCAAGACGTGCTTGCATCGGTACCCATGTACTCGTGCCGCCCGAATCTTTTCCCAGTAACACGCGCGGAAGTCCGTTTGTGTCGGCCCTTGTCGGCGCTCCTAAAGTGTTGCCACTTGCCGGTACAAGGTGCGTTGCGCCGTTGCTTGTCATGATTCCATAGTTCTGCAGCTCTTCTACTGTAAATGACCATTGTAATCTTGCATCTCCGCTGATTCCGATAGCTACGCTTGGCCCCTTTTGTGGTGCCGGCAGTGCACTTGTAAAGTAGTCGTGATATTTTGCGACAGGCAGCGGCTCTCCGCCCGTTGCTGCGGTTAAGTTTTTCTGTGTGTCTGTCCATTCGTGACTTTTGTCCAGTTTTACATATACCTCTGGTTTATCGTCTTTTAGTTCTTTTACTGGGTCTGTTAAGTTTTGTTCCCTAAACCATTCGTTCCAGATTTTTACATATCCCCTGATTGGTAGTGCGTTTATACTGATGTCTTTTTTTGCTTCTTCAGGTGTAATTGCGGGTAATCGATTGCACTTTGTTGGGATGCCCATATAGTCGAGTATGGATTCTTCTTCTGGTACTGTTCCAATTGGTGATGCTTCTATGTCTGTTTCGTTTTTCATGGTATATCCTGTTAGGTACTGTTGCGGTACGCTGTATTCTGTTTTCTGTTCCCATGCTCCGGTTGTGTTTTCACCCATGAATTCTTTCCAGTGGTCCCATACAATCCGGTTAGGTACGAAGAAATAGTATACATCTAAGTATGCATTGTCCATTACCGGGAAGATTGGCGTGGTCATACGCACAAGGCCTGCCGTGTCTACACTGAATGTGTCACCCGGCAGCACTTCATCCACATAAAATGGGATTAACTTTCCGGCGTCAAACGTGAATTTCACATTCTGGTCCCGCTTGAATCTCGAACGGCTGATGTGTGTCTTTGGAATTTGGTTAAAATGTGCTTCGTTATTCCGGTTCAATCTGCTTCACCTCTTCTTTTTTTGGTTCTGCTTCTTTCGGTTCTGCTTCTTCTTCTTTTTTCGGTTTGTTTAGTTCTGTATTGATTTCTTCGATGGTTTTTCCTGCTTTTTCTGCCATCTTTTTAAGCTCGTGGATGTTTTCTGGGTAATCTGTGATATCTACGTTGCTTCCGTCCATTGCTCCACTTGCTAGTGCTTGTGCAAAATTCGGGTCAAATGCTGCTCTTGCCACGATGTTTTTAATGTCGCATTCTTCGGCATATGATTGAATTTCAGCCTGCCGGTCGATGTCTGCATCGCGCTTTAGTTCTTTTTCCCCTTTTTCGTTCATTGTCCACTTGTATGTGTCTCGTGTTCGTTCTCCTGCTGTGCTTGCTTCTTTCGGTGGCAGGTTGTATCTGCTGTATACTTTACTCATTGGTTTTACCTTCCCATACTTTGGTAAGTTCTACTTTCTGAAATTCGCCGTTTTCGTCGTTGAACTTCGCACACAGATATGCAACATAGTCTCCTGCGCTCTGTCCAATGAATGATTTTTCATCCTTCTCAAGGATTCTGCACATTCGTTCCATGGTCTGGTCGTTTTCGCTCTCGCAGACGTGTACAAATTTTTTTGCAACTTTGTCTCTGATTGTGTAATAGTTATGAATCACAGCCGTGTACCCCCCCGCATTGGCTTACTCTGAACGTTGATACGTTTCGTTTTGTTTGCGGTCTGGTTGAATACCTTTCCGTCCTTACTCTTCGTGGTTCTACTCCGATGCGCCATTGTTGAACTCCCTTCTCATTAGCTCTAATTCTATGTCGTTTGCCCATTTTTTCATTCTCCATATTTCATCGATGATTTTTTTTGCATCTTCGATTTTGGATACTTTTTTTATGAGCCTGTACTTTGCTTCGATGTTTGTATAAAGTTTTTCTTCTTGAAATCTTAATTCATTTTCGGTCTGGTCTCTGACGTTCCATGATTTTGCAATCATCTTTGTTTACTCCTTTTCGTTCGGCTGGTCGTGCAGTGCGTGATAGATTTCGTCCAGCTTTTCCAGAATTTGCATCATGATTTTGATTGCCTGCTTGACGTCTTTGATACTGATAAGAGCCATTTGTTTACACCCCCTTTCTGTATGCTTTGGTGCGCGTGTCGATGTGTACCCATGTACTGTATACGATGATGCCGCAGCCGCACGGGATGATTTTTTCCAGTTTGTTGGCGATTTCTATTGCGGTCATGCCATCAACCCGAATGTCTGCGGCCATTCCCCGCATATGGTATGAGTACTTTGCACCGCCTACCGTTTTATTCCTTGTCGGTGTCCGGTATCCACTGTTTATGTGTACTGGCTTTCCAACTTGGTTTCTGAGAATGTCCAGAATTGATACTAGATAACTGTCGATGAAAACCACCTGTGAACCATCTTTGCACGCAAATTCTTTTACTTTAAAGTGTTTGCCAACATTTTCATTTGCGTCTGTATCCATGATATAGCATTTAATCATTTTGTTAATCCTCTTTTATCTTTGCGTATTTTCATAAGCCATTGAATGTTGGGTAACAAGCGTTTGAATAGCTTTCACCTCTTTTCTGTATTGTATAAATTTCTGTTCGCTTTGTCAAGGTTTTTTGTAAAAAATTTTGACAAAGCAAACAGATGCCCGCTGCAGGCGTTTTCAACATTTTCCACAGAGTTTTCAACATTTCCACATTGTTAAACTTTAGCATAACAGAGCGTTTTAACATTTTAACATTTTTTCAACAAATCTTTCAACGTTTGCTTTTACCGTTTTTTAACGTTCTAACGTTCAAAATTATCTGTTTTCAACTTTTCCACGTACTCTACTACTACGGCTACAACAAATAAATAATAATAATTACACGCGCGTGCGCGCGCGTGCTGATTAATTACACGCGCGTGCGCGCGCGTGCTGATAAAATAATATAGCCAAGTACCTTACTTGATAGGTACTTGGCTAGGTGACACCGCTTAAAGCTTTCCAGATGCGTGCATTTTCTTTTTGGTTATTCTCTCTTTTGTTTTTAAATCTTCTGCATAGTCTTTGTTTTGGTATGTGTAGCGGTTGGTTGCTATGATTTTTGCTTGTCTTTCTTTTTTAATCTGCCACAGTCTCATTGGGTCTTCTGCTTCCATTTGTTTTTCGTAAAATCGTGGTATTCTTGCTCTTTTTCCGTTTGTGCACTGAATATAGCCCTGTTTCCAGATTTCTTCTTTGTGCTCTTTGTACCATTTATCTCCGATGCCCGGTTTTAGTGACATTTTTGCAAATGGTTTTGGCTGGCCTAAATCGTAGTACGAGTTTGCTTTTTTTCCGTCAATTTCGTACATTTTTTTTGTAACATACCCTGCAACATATCTATAGGTTTCTGGCACTGCTTGTGCTATCTGAATTTGACCCATCCCCCATAGGTCTGCCATTGTTTTACTTGTAAAGTAACCGTTACATCTTTTTTTGTAGATTGGTTCAAGGTCTGTTGGTTTCCAACCGTACAAAATCATGTGGTAGTGTGGTCTTGCTGTTTTTTCTCCGTATTCACCCGCACAAAAGTATCTTAGCTCGTCTCCTGTGGCTTTTCTGAGCCTTTTTATAAATTTTTGGATATCTGTATAGAGTAAGATTTGCACGCTTTCTGGACGCTCTGCGCCCGGTCTCCATGTGTATTGTACTTTTCTGAGGATTTCACCCGTTTTTACGATCATGCCCGGTACGTGGTCATCATCGTATGTTAGTGTAACAAACCATACTTGATTTTTCGGATATCCTCTTGCTTCCATTTCAATTCTTGTTGTCCAGTCTTCACGTTGTGCGATTCTACATCCTATACACTGTCCACATGGTATTAACATTACGTCCGTTCTGTACATCAAATCTTCATATTTAAGTTTTTTGTGTGCTCTCTCCTCACAAAAACGCGACAGGGTGTAAACCCTGCCGCTGGCTTCTTTGTTTTCAGGAGAATAGAACCGGATTAATGGCCTACTGCATCCCATTTTTTCACCTTCTTCTTCCGCCGCCGCCGCCGTGCGATTTTCC